GCATTAGCCATATCGCTAACTAAAGTATCTATGTTACCAGAAGCTCCAGAAGTGATAGCAGTAGCAGAAGAAGTATTACCAGCAACAACTCCAGTTGCAGCGTCAATAATCTTGTTAAGACCATCGTATCTGTTAAGGTAAACATTTGCAGATGTAGTATCTCCTTGCCAGTCAGCTACTTCGTTATGCTCCATAATTGTTTTAATTACAGAATCAGCAACTTCAGTCTCAAAAGCCATATCCTCAGTCTCACCATTTCCCGCTCTAAGCAAGATTTGAGTGTACTTTGGGATAAGGTCTTTCATACAAAAACCAGAGAAGTAAGTGATTTGCCCTACTGTTAAGTTTCTGTCGCTGAAAGTAACATCACCAGAAGCACTAACTGCACAAGATGAACCATCTTGAGGGAAAGCACTAACTGCTAATAAATGCAAAGCATCAGTTTTCTTTACTCCAGATTGCAGCGTGAAGTAGTCGCTGGACGTTTTCTCAAAGTATAGTCTTGAGATTAGGTCTGTCGATTGTTCGTTGACATAATTTGTCAAACTTGATACATCAAAACTCATAATATATTATTCTATTTATTTATTTGCTCTTAAAATAGCACCCATTTGAGCAGCTCTTTCAGCTCTACTAAGTGCTTTAAATTCCTTTGGCTTAGAAGCAGTTGATGGCTCAGATTTAGCTATCTCTTCTAATTCCTCTCCTACTTTGTTGAGTGTAGCAGAAAACTCATTTTTTAACTCTTCTTTTGAATTCTTAACTTTAGCTAATTCAGCTTTCAAAGTTTCGTTCTCAGATTTTACAAGTTCTAAAGAAGCAGTAAAAGCCTCAGCATATTTAGCCACAGCTTTCTCGATTAACTCATTTACCATTTCAGTAGTAAACTCATTGTCATACATTTCCTCTTCTTCTTCTTTCTTTTCTTGGTCAGCAGCAGCCTCGATATTTACAACAAGTCCACCAGCAGTCTCAATTAAAGTTCCATCTGATAATTCGTGAATTCCGTCTGGTGCAGCAACTTCACCCTCTGGCATAACTACTACTAAAGCAGTTCCATCAGCTAATTCGCCTTCCCATTTTACAATAGTTCCATCAACTAAAGTAGCTTCTGCGAAGTTATCCTCCGTAGTTTCTTCTACCTCAGTCTCTGCGAACACAGATTTTAGCGTAGATATTACGCTCTCTAAGTTTAATTTATTCATTTGTTTAAATTTATACGGTTCCAAATCAAATACACCCTCAACGCTAAAGCCTTTTAATATACCCTCCTCTTTAACCTTTGCCCAAGCCTCGTCATTCTCTACTTTAGCAGCGATAAACCAAGTTCCGTCAGCTACATTCTCAAAACCAGAGGGGGCTGAAATGCCTAACTCTGCATCAGTTATAAAAGATTGATAGATATATACTCCATCAAGTATCTTAAAAGCGTTATGCTCTTCGTTAAATACATTATGCTTATTCTCTTTGAATAGCTTTTGTACAAGTGCTTTGATAGTTTCTTTTTTGAAAATAGCGTAATATTCTCCTCTCTCGTCTCTACGATATATAGGTAGGTCTGGAATCATTGCAGCACCCATAACAATACGCTTATCTTCATTTATTACCTCAAATTTATGTGGAGCAAATGCTTGGTAGTTTAATCCTATTGCTGGTGTATCTACTAAAGCTATCGCTTGAAGCCCTTCGACTTCGTCAGTTAACTTAAATTCTATAAAAGGTAAGTCCATCTACTTATATATACCTAAACTTGTAAAAAGAGGAAATCTATTGAACTACTGTTGCTCTGCTGTAAACCCCATCCACATTACGAGATACATTTCTAATATCTGTTTCAGTTACAATAACTTTTGTAGTCGGTACATCTGTATCTACAAGTGGGCTAGTAAATCCTCTAGGCTGTATCCCAGCAAGTCCACCACCAAGAGCTGGAGTAGATGGAGCATTTGGCTTAGTTGCAGATGGACTTTTAAACTGAGTTTTGGCTATTGTAGCTATTTGCGCTGCACCAGTAGCAGCAACTATCCCAGCCTTAACAAAGTTAGCACCAGTTAAAGCATCTTGCGGTACTGCTAGTTGAGCTGTTATACCTTGAGCGGTTGACATAATAGCTTGTCCTATACTAATAGCTTTGTTTAACTGAAATGCTTTTCTTTGTTGCTTTTCATCTCCAGAAGCTAATAGATTTGCAATAGTAGACAAAGCAGTAAAACTTATTTGTGCAAGTTCTTGTCTTTTTTCTTGTGCTTCTTTTTCGTCTGCTATTCTTTTATTTTTAACCTTTTCAGACTCTTCTAAGGCAGCTTGTGCTACTGCTGCATTTGCCTCTATATTCTTTTGTCTACTTTCCTCCATAAAAGTATCTAAAGCTATTTGAGCATCTACCTTAGCTTGTGTTTCTGCATTAGCATTATCTACTATTTGCTGTAATCTTTCTTGCTCTTGCTCTTGACGCTCTAACTCTATATCTCTTATTGCTTCAGCTTGTTCTAATTTATCCTGTATTTGTTGTGCGTCAAATAGCTCTCTTTGATAGGCTAATTCTGCTTCGGATTCTGAGAGAGCCTTATCCATTTCCATACGCTCTCTGTCTAAAGCTAAGTCATTAACCTTCTGCTCAGACCTAAAGCCCTCTACTTGCGCTAAAACTCCTTGCTTATTAGCTAACGCCTCTATAAGTGCAGTTTGTGTTTCAGTATTTTTATTAGCTGCTACTGCTTGTTGTGCTGCTGCTACTTGCAAATCAGCTTGAGCAATCATTGCCTTCTCTTGCTCGTCTAATATTTTACCTAACTCATCATTCGCTTTCTTACGTTCTGTAAGGCTATTACGTTCTTCGTCTCTTATCTGCCTTTGTCTTTCTGCTTGTATGTCAAATTTCTCAACTAATAATCCTTGTTGTGCTGCTGCAATGGCTGCTGAGTTTTTAAGTTCCGTATTTGCCTTAGCTATCTCAAAAGCACCTTTAACGCTAATCTCTTGAACACCCTCTACGACTCCGCCGACAACGCTACCTACCTCAGATACAGCTTTGCCCATATTATCGACAACGCTTTTACCAGCTTCAACTGCTTCATCTGCTGTCTTTTTGATTGACTCTTGGGTTTCCTTAACATCCTTTGTGAGTTGTTTTATTTTTTCTTGGTCTTTACCACCAAAAAAAGATTGCTCAAAAGCTAACTGTGCTTGTTTAATAGTTAATACAATGGCATCAAATGCAAGTTTTAAAGGAGTTACAGCAATAGTTAACAAACCTTTCATAACAGCAGTTAATCCACTAAAGCCATTACTTGCTTTAGATACAGCTTTAAAAGTATCAAATACAACTCCGAAAAGTTTTTCAAATAATACGCCAATAGTACCTAGAGCTGTACTAAGTGCATCCATTATCTTTTGATTTTTAGAGATAGCATCATAAAATAGCTTAATAGCACCAACTACAATTCCTATTCCTAATGCTTTAAGACCAACTCCAACGGCTTTAAGACCTTTAGAGAATACTTTACTCATTTTACCAGCTTCTTTCTGTGCGTCGGCTGTATCTTCAAAACCTTTTTTGGTCTTTTTCAACTCGCCGTTCATATCCTCTATTTGCTTTTCTGTATCAGATGCAGCTTGACTCAACGCTTTAAATTCATCGCTGCCATCATCTCCCATATCATCTAATAACTTTTTAGCCTCCTCTAACTGCTCGTTAAGCTCCTCTATTGTCATATCTCCTTTTTGAAGATTGATTATTAAGTCTAATGCTACTCTTTTATCTGGCATATTATAATTTTATTATTCTGTACACTAAGTTTATTATTAATGACGTATCTGGTTCAAACGTCATATTTGTATTGGTTGTTATTTTGAGCCCACTACCAAAATGAATAGGAGTTGTATTATGTGCAGCTACATCAATAAGGTCTGTATTATTATCTGTACCAAAGAATGCACTTGGTATCTCTGCTAATAAATGTTCTGATGCGTCATCTGTAACTATATCTATTTTATGCGTTCCTCCAGTTGGTGCAGTACCAACTAACCTTACATATCCTCTTGTCACTTCGTAAAATTCGTCATTTGGTAAAGATGGCAAAGTTTGTGTTTCTGTTTCTAAATTAATTAGCACATCATAAGGCAAGACAATAGTTTTTAGCTTTTCTGCAAATAATCCATTAATATAGGTTTCGTCTGGTCTATTGCTTACTACCAGAGGGCTATTAATTAAAGATAAATTATCTGCCATAATGCTAGTGTTATCACTACCTACTATTAGCGAATTTTTAGAGTTAAGACTCTGCTTGACATTACTTGAAGCCACAATAGAACGAGTTCCACCTTTAACACTATCTCCAAATTGTAAAGTATCTAAACCAGTACCACTATTTCCGTTAGGGCTTACAAGCATATCTCCGATTGGTACTGGCGTATCGTCTACAAAGTCATCTATACCTCCGTTAATTTTTTTAACCTCTGGTACAAATACATCTTTAGGCTCTACACTTAAAAACATACATTTAGTTGTATCCTCAGACATTGCATCAAAATCCTCTACTTTAAGCAATCTCCAGTAGCTGCCATCTATGTAGTAATTCTTTCTAAAGTTTAATTCTTGATAGTCGTATGGTCTTAAAGACAAGTTGCATTCTAGTATCTTACTATTCTTGTCTGTGATTTCTTCTATATATTGTTTCCAATATATATTAAAACAATTATTGTTGCTATAAGACAAAGTAAATTTATTTCCATAACTGAAGTCATAATATAGTTGTTTAGGTACAAACCAGTTTAAATCAAAAGTAGCGTTATATGGATTATCTAAATGCCCAGCGTAAGGGTAGGTAAAACTTAATTGACCAGCAAAACTCCAAACATCTTTAGGGTCTAATAATCCACCCCAATACAATAACCTTATTTTAGCAGTTGCATCAACTTGCTGATTTTGTTCATTAACAAATCTCATTGAAGATATAATCCTACCTACATTTGAAATGCTCTCCAATGGAGTAGGTGCAAATATTGTAGTAATCTCCTTATCAGCATCTATAAAATCATTCTCTACGTTTAAAATTAGCTGACCATAAACCTCGTCATTAACTTTATTATACGCATCGTTGTGGTAGTCTTTATCTAATTGGTCTTTAAATACAAACCTATTAGAGTTTAACGCACCCATAGGAATAATTCTATAATCTTTTGACCTATCTACCTTGCTATCTAAATTAACTCGTTCGTCTGTTAAGAATCCATCCCTAGTTTCTATTAGCAGTTTATTTGCATCAATAGCATCATATTCTATATATAAATTAAATCTTTTAATTATACTGCTTAAAAAATCTGTTTGCTTAATTTTCTTAGGAATAACTAATTTTGTTTGTATAGTATCTCCTATTCCTATTTCTGTTTCTAGCAATGTACTTGCAAAAGTAGAATCAGCTTGTAATAATACTTTAAAATCTGCACTATTAGTTCTTGTTATTGGTATTCTAATATTAATACCAGCAGCAGAATGCAATCTTGTAGCATATAATTCTAATCCACCAAATGCCAAGAAGTATTCACCACCAGCTTGTACATCTATTTGCCCAGTCTGAAAAGGTAAGTCCCCTATTATTATTGCGATAGGCACACTACTTAAAGGATTGGATGTTAATTCTGGACTAATGTCAAATTTCATAGAGTCTACAATCGTGTAAACTCCACTTAACTCCTCTACAATATAAGCATTTAAATAACCTCTAAAACTATCTGTAAGTATGTCTGAGCTTGGTTGCGAAAAGTAGTTTAATTCGTTTGTTTCGTTTGTGCTTGTTTCTGTGTATAGTAGATTTAAATTTAAAAGACCTTGAAAAGACATTTTATTTGGCTCAGTCGCAACATATTTACCAGTCAAAGTATTAAACTCATCTGTACAAGTATTGTAATAATCTTCTGTAAAATCAAATACTGCTTCTGCACAAGCTAAACTTTCTACGACACCACCATCAGCAACAACTCTTTTTTGATAACCAGACAAGCTATTATCCTCATTAAATAAAACAAGGCTATTTTCTAAATTAGATATGCTATTAGTGTTTTGACATTGTATAGTTTGAGCAGTATTCCTTTTTACATTAAACTCCTTACATAATATAGCTGCATTATCAAGTAGGATTTTACCACTACCATAGGGTATAATAAGTCGTTTGAATAAATCACTATTAAAAAATGTACTATCGTATGTAAATCCAGCCTCTGTAAGTATTGTATCAATATATTGCTTAACATAAATTGATGGTTTAAAATCTTCTAATGCCCAATTACCATAACTTGTTCTGCCACCTAAGTCAATCATAGGATACACATATCCTTGCCCTATTGTAGCCGTCCAACTATTTTGTATGTTAGTTCTATTCCAAGTATGGTTTAAACTCGACAAATCTAAATCTTCTAAATACTTGCCTCGTATCTTTTCGAATAAATCTCCAATCTTACCAGTAGCTTGTATTTCGTAGTTTATTAATCCATCTACATTTTTAATAGATTTTAACTGGCAGTAACCATCTATTGCAGTTATTCCGTCTTGAATTATTTGGTAGCTAGTTTTTAGATTAGGGTTAAATGTCTGAAGATTAATATTAACATCAAAGGCGTGTTCAAAGATTTGATTTACGGTTTTATTTTCTGGTATTGTTATTGTCTTGCTAAAGTCTGTTAAACGCTTCTGAGGGTCGTTAACATCATACGCTTCTTTAGTCAAAGGTACAGCACCTTCATTGTGTGGAATAGAATTACCAGCTATTATGTGTTCAATTACCATTGTCGCTTATCGCTATTGTCAATCTCCATACTAACTTCCATAGAATACACTTGACCATTTTCGCTTTTAGCGTGTTCAAATGTGCTACCAGTTACATTAACAGAAACAAAATTAGTGTCATATTTCCAGTAAACCTCTGAAGACGAAAACAAGTCTTCTAAGCCCTCAACTTCAAAGTCCTTTAGTAATCTACTATTTAATATGTAATTGTCTTTTAAAGATGTATGAAATGCCC